ACCCTCTTTTGCAAAATGTATAAACTCATCAAGATCTGCAAAAGCTTCTGGATATTTTTTCTTTATATCCTCAAAAAATCCAGCCATCTGCTCTCTGTTGTTTAAGACTTCATCTGTAAAATCTTCAAATGTGATAGTTGGATTCTTGGCCTCATCTGCTATGTCAAATAAAGCTTGAGCCATATCTCCAAGAACATGAGCAGATCTCTCTCCATCAGCTATGATTTCTGCAAGAAGATTTCTAAATTTCTGCAAATGATTTATGTCATCTTTCATTGATGCCGGGAGAAATCCACCCTGAATCATTTTGTCCATAAAAGCTATGGTGCTACTTTGATTTTTAGGATCTATAAGAAACTTAAGTTCTGCAAATGGATCTCCAGCTCCTAAACCTAAAGATGCATCTCCAGTAATTCCACCAGCTACTCCCTTGGTAAATTGTGATATTGCAGTTTGGACATTTCCAATAGGTAAAATATTCTCTGAAAAGTTCTGCATATCTAAAGCATTTTCAAAACCTAAATACTGAGCAAACAGATCTTCTCCAGTTATTGCATTTAGAGTTCCCTCTCTTAAAACTCTAGCTATAACTTTTGGAATTTGTTTTCCATTTTCTTCAACCATCTTGAGAACAATTTTTGCTTTGCCACCTCCAAAACCTAAAAGCTCTGCAATATGTTCTGGGCTAAACTCATCATTAAAATCATTTATAAAACTTTGATTTAATGAATCAGCCATTGATAAACTGAAATCTTTTGTTGCATTAGAGAAGAAGAAAGGATCTACATCAAAAGGATTTATCTCCATAAATCTTTGGTTCTGACCAGGTGCTCTGTTTATTTCTTCAATAAACCTTTGATCTGCAAAAACCTTTCTCATGTCATCAATGCTTTCATTAAACCTTTTGGTTCTTTGTGTTAAGTCAAATCCAAATAATCTGTTGAGTTTTGTCTCAAGTTTTTCTGATGTCTTTGTAAGCTGTTGCATTGTTGTAACCATTTCCATTTCGGATTTGGTAAACAACTGTTGTGCACTTAATGTTTTTGTTAAGAGCTGTTGCAATCTTTCATTATTTGCTATCTCTTCTTGGAGCTGAGCATTTTTATCTTTCTTTAGACTTATTGATTCATCATCAGAATCATTAAGCATTTTGTTTACTAATGCTAAAGTTCCACCCATGAGGGCACCAAGTCCCACCAGAGCTAATCCTCTTGTTCTTAGGACTAAGATCAAGGCTTCTGCTTTTGCTTGATTTCTAGCTATGTTTAAGAGTTTTACAAATAGATCAGTTAAGGCAATAAATCCGTTGAGTATCATTGCACTTGTCATACCTATAAGAATGCCCTTAAGAACATCCATATTATTAATCAAAAGCCGGGTAGTATCTGCTAAGAACTGAAAAGCACCAGCCAGAATTGTTCCAATAGTCTCAGCTCCATCACCTGCATTGTTAAAGAAATCAGTCATGTCTCTAGCTAGATCTATGAGTATTGGTCTGATCTCTTCTCCTATTGCCGCCTTAAATACATCCAGAGCATCTTGTAAGTTTGATATTGCACCAGTTAAAGTGTTTGCTCTTTCCTCAATAGCAGTTGGGAAGTTAGCCTTAGATATTCCTCTGATATATTCTGCAATGGCCTCTCCGTTTCTATCAACCTCTTGAGTAACTCCATTGAATGTTGCCTTGAACTTATCGCCCTCAACTTTCATAACAACATTGAACTGTTTGAGCATTTCCATTTCCCCGGTCATTGCTCTAAATACTGCTTGAGCTAGAACAGAAATGTCTTTGTCAAAAGCTGCGGCAAGATTACCAAAGTCTTTTAAGGCATCTGTTGTTGGGGTAATTCCAGCTTGTAGTAAAGTGATAAAACCTTGAGTAACTCCAGCAAGTTGGAATGTAGTTGTTGCTGTAAAGTCTTGAATAATTTTAAATGAAAGATCTGCCGCCTCAACAGATCCAGTAAGAGCTTTTAGAGTAGCTCTAAGATCCTCAAATGTTCTTGTAGTTTGGATTATAGATCCAACTATTTGAGCAGCTCCAACAGCCGCTAAAGCTGTTGCAACTTGTCTTAATGATATATTGAGTCCTTTACTAGAACTCTCAGCTCCTTTGAGTTGTCTCTTTACACCATCAAGATCTTTCCTAAGTTGAGAGGTTTCTGCTCTCAACTCAAGAACTAATTTATCAACTACTGTTCCTTGCATTAGTCTGGATATAACTCCCTTAATTCATCAAATTCTTCTCTTGAAAGAGGTTGGGGTTTCCCATCTCCATTAAATTCAGAAAATCCTTTGATGGCATTCTGGACTTCTATCCATGAACTTTGCCAGAAACTTTCTGGGTGCCATCCAATCATCCCACAACAGATACTAAAGAGTCTCTCTATGGGTAGCGAATCCTCTCCGGTTAGTTTTCTTCCGGCTTTTTTTCGCTATCTTCTCCTGCATCAGCATTCAAGGTTTTAGATAAAATAGAAGATATAGCAACAGTAGATTTCACTATTCCAGCTTTTTCTACTATTTGCATAACATCTTTTATGGATAAATCATTACCTCCACCCCTCAGAGCTGGATGTAATATGTTGATGATTTGAGTAACACCAACATCTCCCTCAGCCATCTGAGTTGCTGTTTTCAGCAAAGATGTTCCAAGGGTAGTTTCTATTCCCATGATTGATTCCATTGTTAGTCTCGCCTTATAGGTTTGACCAGCAAGTTCTACTTCAATCTGACCTTTTAACGGATTTGCCATCTGACTTTTCTCCTTTTTCTTTACTTGCCATTGCAAGTTTTAATCTTAAAACATTATCCATTTCAACATGGACTGATTCCAATATCTTATGTTCTTTACCATTTATGGAAAGACTATCGCCTAGTCCTTTAACATAAGGCATAAGTATTTTGCCCTCATCAGTTTCATACTGAGCTAAGAGCTCTTTTCCTTGGATCTTTAATTTAATATTTTCCCAAGCCATACTCAGTCCTTATGTTGAAAATGCGATAGTTCCACTTGACTCAAGACTTACTGAGTAAGTTACTTCTCCATTAAACTCTCCAGCATATTCTAAAGATGTTAATTGAAAAGCTCCTTGGTAAGTTCCAAAGTCTGGAATAAACACTTGATAATTTGTTAAAGATCCGGATGCCCAAGCATTCTTCAATGTTGTTTCTGTTGCATCATCAGTAAAAACTCCACTACCGGAAATTGAAACTGAGTTTACACCAGCACCAGCAAGAAGAGTTCTTTTGTTACTACTACCAGTTCCATCTCCCTTGTTGGTAACATCTACAGTCTCATCATTCAATGAGATTGATGTAGATCTTAAACCAGCAACAGTTGTAAATGATTCTGGTGATCCTCCATTACCAATCTTTAAAACAAGTAATGCTCCTTTTTGTGCCGCCATACTATTCTCCTAATAAGTTTAGCTAGTTCCTAAAATTATTGCCCGGAATCGCATGACTCCATGTCTAGTAGTTCCATCTGGATCTCGCATAATGTTTGAGAAATCAAATCTCAAGTTAATGAGATTGAATCCACTAACATTCAAGTTACTATCATGCAATATATTATGAACTCTGTCCATAATTTGCTTACATTCTTTTGATCCTTTGTATTGAGACCAGATGTCTAATTCAATGACTTGCTCAGAACCAATCTGGTCTTTTGTTGAGTAATCATTTGTTCTGGCCTCTCCAATAGTTATGAAAGGATAGCTTGTTCCATGTGGAACATCATCAACAATGACTGCTGATAATGTCTCAGTTAAATTTGAATCATTACTTAATGCTGTAAAGATTGCAGTTTGTAATTCAAAAGATCCAACACTCATTTTTTGAGAACCCCCTCTCTTTGAAATATTCCTCTTATTTTATTTTTGTTGACTTCTAAAGATGGTTGCATGAAAGGTCTTTTACCCCCAGGAGTTGCTTGTAACATTCTTGCAGTTCCAAACTCTAAGTGTTTTGAATATGGAGCTGCTGATATTATCTGACCAATAACAGTCTCTCCTTGTTGTATGACATTTGTAGAAATCTGAGAAACAAGAAATCCGGTATCTGTTGCTGGATAGTCTCCCGGCTTAGATGCTATGTGAGTTCTTTGTGGGTTATATTTTTTATAAGCTTTACCAGATCCCCCACTCATCAAACCTAAGATAACAGTATCTCTTACAGTCATTACTGACATCTGCATTGCTCTTTTTGTTTTATTAACTTTTCCAGAGATCCTCTTTTTTAAGATCTCATCAATTTTTTTTCCCAAGTTTTCTGGATCTGTATGAAATGTAGCCATTAATCTGCAACCCCCTCTTCACAAAGTAACTCTAGGAATCTATCTCTTTCATTCATATTTTTGATTCCTTTGATTGTGAAAGATCTGTTGTCATATAAGATCTTATAGTTTGTGGCAATATCTTTTCTAAATCTTATATAAACTTTATGGGTTACAGTTTCTTGAACTTGCCCTTGTCTATATCTCTCTAAAGCATTCTGAGGTCTTATATCAGCAAACAGATTAGCTATGGTGCTAAAGGTTTCAGTATATCCACCACCACCATCAGAGGTTCTTGTTGGTGCTTGTAGCTGAACTTTATATCTAAGGTTTGCTATATTGAATTGAGTCTTAGGCATTATCCAATAGATAAGAGATTACAAGATCCCATGCCACTATGAATCACATAAGGACTATATAATCCTTTGACCATTGGTGGGAATGTTCTTGCATTTAAGTAATCTCCCATATCTCCTCTCTGCTCATACATGAAAGCTATGTGTTGCAACATACCAACTTTCAAAGGTTCTGGTATCTGACTGACTGATGAGTATCCAGCAACATATTGGATCTCTATTGCATTGGCTACTCTTAGAGCAGTAGGAAAGGTCTCTCCATTTCTAAGAACTATTCTTCCCGGTTCTCTGACATTATCCAAGTAGTATTTGCTAGATGCAAAAACTGTTTCTGTATCTGCATCATTAAATGTTTTGACATGAGTAACACTCAAGATTGGACTTTTAGATAAGACAATATAGTTTTTATAATATTCAAGATCTGGACCATCAGTAAGTCCCTCATTCAAAGGGATTTCATCTCTTACAGAATCTATAAATTGTTTGTATGTTGTTTGGACTAAAGTTCTACCAGTATGCTCTTCACACCATCTCCGTGCTGTTTCTATAAGAGGTCTGATTGTCCTCTCATCAGTATTGTCCTCAACTCTTAGATAATCTTTAACTTCTTGTAGTGATAAAGGTTCTTGAGCTGGTTCCGTTACTATTTGAATACCACTCATAAAATACTCCCAATGATTTGGGATCCAATGATGAGCACATAGAGTCCCCATATCATTTGTTCTAATCTAATAAATCTTTTAGATCCAGACTCTAATCTGTTGTCAATACTCTCATATCTTAGAGCACAAATCTCCTCATGCTGTTCAAGAGGACTCTTTGTCTTTTTGTTTGCCATCAATATCTATCCCAAGTTTTCCTATTAATTGATCTGCATAAGCTTTAAAAAGAAAATTATTTTCAGCTATCTGATCTTCAAGATTTGATCTAACAAGCTCTTTCTTACAAAGAAGATTGAATGTGTTTAGTTGATCTTGATTCATATCTTTAGCCGGGAAAGAATGTTCATTGCCATCTTTGTCTTTCCACTTAAAGGATCTTTCATCTACTTCTTTTGCCATACCTAACCTCTGTTAATCTTAAATGGTATCATTGACATATCTGCAAGTCCATATCGTAAGGCTGTATTTGACTCCATCTTTCAATGGCAAACACTCATGTCCATGGGTTACTTGTCCTGGGAACAAGATCATCTTTCCTACTGGTATATCTTTGTTTGTTATGTTTTGTCTTGGATAAACTAGCTCAGCTCCTTTGTAAGAATCATTGAGCTTTACAGATCCAGTAACAAGACTAGCATCATGGTGGAGATTCAGATTGGTCTGAGTATCCATAGCATATCTCATAACAAACCCATCCCGGAGACCATACATTTGAAGAGGTTGCCAGTAATGTTCACAAACTGGAACTATGTATTGGTTCCAAGCTTTCTCCAGCTCCTCCCACATTCCTAGTTCTTTCATTCGGATCTCTTGAGCCGGGAACTTGTCATACTCTAAAGATCCCCATCCTCCGTGCTTATCTGCTAGATCTATAAGATCTTCACATTGACTTTGAGTCATAAAATCTATGAGTAACATATCTGGAGCTAGGATCTCAAACTTATTATTGTTTGGTATAAACATAGATCCATCAGCCGGGAACAACTGATCATACAGACTATTGAATTTTACCTTTGCATCATCTCCACCATTACCATGATAAATACATGGACAACAAAGAGTCTTTGGATTGTGGAGCTGACCATTTAGGATCTCAACATCTTCATCATGGGTTTGAAAAAGATAGCATTCATAATCTAGCCTAATGTCAAATGCATTTTCATCTCCAATCTTGATTCTGGATGTGTTGGTAATAAAAATATTCTGAAAAAATAATTGATCATCCTCATCATCTTTTATCTGGTTATATCTCAACATTCTTTTTAATTCTTGGACTGTTCCCATGAAATTGCCACTATTCAAATATCTATATGGAGTCTTACTTGGTGGATGAAGTTTGGCTTTATCTTCTTGAGGCCAACAATATAGTTCAGCTCCAAATATAACTTTGGCTGATAGATCTCTATATCTTTCATAAATAGTATTTATGTCATCAGCATAGAAAACATCAAAAGCATCTGTAAACAAAATCAGATCCTCATTAGGTAGATCTTTTATATATTCTTTGAGTAGATTTACTTTCTGACCTCCACCAGGTCCAGACATATCTGTTCCTCTCCATTCCTTGTTTAAGCCAAGGTTTTTTATAGTAATGTCAAACTTCCTTGCAGATGTGTTTAGCTTGTTACAGAGCTCCTCCTTGTCTCCTACAGTAAGAATATGGATCTTAAAGTTTCTAAATTCTGGACTTCTTTCTATATCAGTATCACTCCATGAATCTCTACTTACTTGATTGCATGAATCCTCAACTAAAGCTAAAGGTTTGAAACTTGGATCTTTAAACAAACCCGGAACAAAATCATCAACTGGCATCATATTTTTCTTGTCCATTTTCAGTAATAAATATCTAGCTGTTTCTGGAGTTATACAATATGCAGTTAAGTTGTATGGAAAAGATGGAACTTCCAAAGCTGGTCTTTGTTTGAATCTGTTGAGATCTTTATGCAAAGGCTCTGGACATCCACCAACATCCATTGGCTCATTCTCATTTCTTTGCAGATATAAGAAATCACAATAATCAGATCTTATGACTTCTTCATAGAACTCTTCATCCCAGATATAGTCATTAACAACTGCATCATCTTCCATGATCATTACTGGCTGTTTTGATTGAGCTGCAATCTTCCAAGCCTTGGCATGAGATAGAAAACAAGCAACTTCATTTTGTAGAAGAGGTCTCCCATTATAAGGATTCTTCCAGCCGGGAGCTGATCTGCAATCTCTAAAGATCTGCTGAGATCCATCAATAGCATCAACCCAAACATAATCCTCAAGATTATTTTTCTGGAAGTTTCTTTTTCTATCTGTTCTTTTTAAAAGTGATATGACAAGTTTTTTCATCTTATTGCATATATATCAGACTTCTCTGTATAGACTGTATAGCCTTGTTCTTTAAGAAGATATGCCAAATAAATATCATCAATATGATCATGCTCTATCTTTAAGAAATCTGGTTTGATCTCCCAATCATAACTCTCAATTATATTCAGCTCATGTCCCTCTGTATCAATCTTTAGATAGTTGATATGCTCAAAGTTATATTTAGCAATCAAACTATTTAAAGTCATGCATGGAACTTCTGTATGTTCCTCAACCCATTTCTGATTCTCTGGTCTATCAAACAATCTTGATCCCTTATGATGTGGAGCTGTTATAGATGAGATACCTCTTACCCACTTTGGACCATCTTGTTTTGATACTGTAAAAGCAGTCATTCCGTTGTAATCAGTTATAGCAACATTCTCTAACCAAACATTATCTGGATACAAAGACTGTTGAACTTTCTCTTGTAAGCTTTTGAAATATGGTGGGGATGGTTCTACCATAATTCCAGTCCAGTCTCCATTGTTGACTAGATCTAAACAAGTATCAAAATCACTTGTCCCAATCTCTATAAAAGTTTTGATCATTTCCATTTAGGACCTTCTACCCAAGCCACCAGACTTTTTCTTGTTCCTTTTGTTACCCTTTCTACTTTATGAGAAAGAACAGATGGAAATATTAATATAGATCCTTTCTGTTTTAAGTGTTCTGGATTTGGTTGTTCATATTGTGGATCAAATAAAAACTCTCCCCCCTCATACTCATCTGGATCTGATAGCTGAATAGTAATGCTGAGCTTTCTATCATACTGAGTTTCATTAGCCCAAAAAGTATCAAAATGCCAGTTGTAATGACCATCTTGTTCTGCATGATACTTAGTATATTGAATGTCAAATATATCAGAGACCTCTACTCCGAATGCTTGTCTGTTTGATCTACGGATATGCCACCAAAGAATTTCTTGAATGAATTGAGTATTTGGTGCTGATGGATTTAGCCATCTTACTTCTGAGGATCTTATTCTGTTATCAGACTTGTCTCCATCAAAACCAGTCTTGGCCTCCATGGGTTCATAGGTTTCAGATGTTTCTATAATTTTATTTACTGTTTCTGGATCTAAGGCTTGATTCCAAAGTTGCCATAATTGTTGCATCTCTACTCCTCTGAGTTAGTTCATCTTAACCTAAATGTCTATTTATTCAAACTGTATCCATGTGGCAAAACCATTGCTGTTTGGTAGCTCTCTATCAGTTGGAGCCGCACCTAAACTAACAGTCCATCTATATACAATTCTACTGTATCTACTTAGTGGGTATCCAGAATCTACACCAGTTCTTGAGAGAGAACCACCTCCACCATCTGCTGTGTAATTTATTAAATTAGTAGATACTGTTCCATCTTTTTTAAAATTCAATGTTGACCAATCAGTATCACCTGTTTGAGCACCACCACCCTCAAAACAAATATAAAGATGAGTAGTTGTTGGACCCAATAATCCAGTTGTAAAAGTATCAGATACTATGGCACTAACCCATTTGTTACCATCAAAGTTTGAGTTGAGTTGGCTGAATGGTTTTGCAGAAGTTGTATAAGAAACATCTCCATCAAAAAGAGTTCCTATTTGTGTTGTTGATTCATTATCAGTTGCCGCCTGCATTCCTCCGGTTGTAGCCCATCCAACCATGGTATGACTTATGCTATTTTTTCCAGCTACTTCACTCCATGTTGTAAAACCACCTTGCACTTTGAATGATGACTTGAAATCATTATATTGAATTGCACCTTGAGGTTGTCTCCCGGATCTTGTTGAGCCATTCAACTTTGGTGCTCTATCTTGGTAAGTATCTACAGTCCCAATATCAACAGCAGAGTTTCTACCACCATTATTGAACACATCCTCAAAGATGTCTCCTATGCCATCTGCTTGAATATTATTTTGAGCTATCTTAGTCATTTAAAATTTATTGTTGTCAAAACCTCATTGATTCTAATTTGTTTTTTTTCTCTAGGAGAATCATCTTTTGTAGATCCATCTATTGTTGGAATTGCATCTCCCGTTGGAGCTGAGATCTCTTGGATTTCATCAACCTCTATTTGACTGATATTTTCATAGTCAAATAAAGATGATATATGCCTAGCTGTAAAAGATCTAAATGCTATAGATCCTCCTTTTGTCTGATGAAATACCCAAGCTTTTGCACCCAAAGGTTTTACTAAAGCAACTTGAGGAGCCCAACAATCCTCAAAGAAAACATAAGAATTAGATCCATCTATAGATTTGCAAATGCTATGGCAACTATGAAAAGACTCATCAGCATAATACCCAGCATGAATTAGTTTAGGATCTGAATCTTTATAAACACAAATTAATTTTATATCTTTGCCGGGATCATTAACTTTGTCATTTGCAAAGGATCTAAATATATTTTTCCAATGTTGTAACTTGGCATCATCATCCATATCATTTGCATAGTTGTAATTCCCATTATCAATATGCTGTTTGGAATCATCATACATTTGATTGATATGACCATTTTCTATATGTGATTCCAATGTTTCAGCATCAAGAAATTCGGAAGTCCAACTCATTACTTGTCCTCTAAGTTCTTAATCCTCTCATCAAGGTCTTTATATCCATCAAGATCTTCAAGTCCTTTTGGAGAATGAGAATCTTTTGCCAGTTCTTCAATCATCATTTGTTGTTCTTTGATAGCTTGTATTAGCAATGGAACAAGCTTGTCATACCAAACAGTTAGGTATTTATCATCTATAGGAGCTCTTGTAACCACCTCTGGCAAGATCTTTTGGATCTCTTGAGCATTAACCCCAACTTGCCTATCTGAGTTGGTATAGCCCAATCCTTTAGCCAATTCATTTTCTCTAAAGTAGTAACCACCAACTTGCATGATCTTGGCAACAGCATTATCAATCTCTCCCTCAAACTCTTTGAGTCTTTCATCAGAGTAGAAAGCAGTTATATTATTTGTTGCTCTAATTTCCCCGGCTGTTCCACTAGCACCAGTTCCAACTCCTAAACTATTTACTTGACCATTTGAGTTTGTTGAGAAACCTCCGGCTGGACCTGTAGGACCCGTTGGACCTGTAGGTCCGGTAGGACCTGTTGGACCCGTGCCCCCAGATGGACCTGTTCCACCATTAGAACCGGGAGCTCCTTTCTGACCTTTCTGACCAGTTGGACCCGTGCCACCAGATGGACCTGTTGGACCTGTTGGACCTGCTGAGCCTTGTGCTCCAGTAGATCCCGTTGGACCCGTAGGTCCAGTAGGACCTGTTCCTCCTCCAGGTCCAGTTGCACCCTTTTGACCTTTCTGACCTTTTGATCCATTTGATCCATTTGATCCATTACTACCGGCTGGACCCGTGGCTCCGGTTGGACCTGTAGGTCCAGTTGGACCAGTCCCTCCAGTAGATCCAGTCTGACCTTTCTGACCTTTAGAACCATTGGAGCCATTGCTACCAGATGGACCAGTAGGTCCGGTGGGACCTGTTCCACCAGCAGATCCGGTTTGTCCTTTTTGTCCCTTTGCTCCGGTAGGACCTGTTCCTCCGGTTGGACCCGTTGAACCCGTTGAACCAGTATTACCTGTTTGCCCTTTTTGTCCTTTGGATCCGTTACTACCATTACTTCCAGATGGTCCGGTAGGACCTGTAGGTCCAGTTCCTCCAGTTGCTCCAGTTTGTCCCTTTTGACCTTTGGCTCCCGTTGATCCAGTAGGTCCGGTAGATCCCGTAGGACCTGTAGATCCAGTATTACCCGTTGTTCCTTTTTGTCCTTTAGAACCAGCAGATCCGGTTGAACCAGTTGGACCTGTAGGTCCGGTGCTACCGGTTGAACCAGTTTGCCCTTTCTGACCTTTTGCTCCAGTAGATCCAGTTGGACCTGTTGAGCCGGTAGGTCCCGTATTTCCAGTTTGTCCTTTTTGTCCTTTACTTCCGTTTGATCCATTACTCCCGGATGGTCCAGTAGGGCCTGTTGATCCGGTGGATCCAACTTCCCCTTTCTGACCTTTAGATCCATTACTACCATTTGATCCGGCACTACCAGTTGGACCTGTATTTCCGGTTGCTCCTTTCTGACCTTTTTGACCAGCACTACCAGTTGATCCCGTAGGTCCAGTATCTCCGGTAGGTCCAGTAGGACCTGTAGGTCCGGTAGAGCCAGTATTTCCGGTTGTTCCCTTTTGCCCTTTAGATCCATCTGATCCGTTAGATCCAGCAGAGCCCGTTGGACCTGTAGAGCCAACTTCTCCTTTCTGACCTTTACTTCCGTTAGATCCGTTTGATCCACTTGGACCTGTAGGTCCAGTAGAACCCGTGTTTCCGGTCTGACCTTTTTGACCTTTTGCTCCGGTAGATCCGGTGCTACCAGTATTACCGGTTTGTCCCTTTTGTCCTTTATCGCCATCAGAACCAGCAGATCCAGTTGAACCGGTTGAACCCGTTGGACCTGTTGGACCTGTATTTCCAACTTCTCCCTTTTGCCCCTTTGAACCAGTAGGACCTGTTCCACCAGTTGGACCCGTAGGACCTTGAATAGATCCACCAGATACAAAACTACTACCATCAAAGATGTGTAATGAGTCATCTGTTTGAACAAGATATGCATCCCCAGAACTTGGAGTTGGGCTGCTTGGCAAAGCTCCAGTATTTGCAACAGATCCTTTAAAGGTTATACCAGTTCCAGTAGAACCCGTTGGACCTGTAGGTCCGGTAGGACCTGTTGGACCTGCATCCCCTTGACCTCCAGTAGAACCTACCTCTCCCTTTTGACCTTTTGATCCAGTTGAGCCGGTAGATCCGGTAGTTCCTTTTTGACCTTTATCTCCAGCATTACCGGTTGATCCGGTATTACCTACTTCTCCTTTTTGACCTTTGTTACCAGTAGGTCCAGTTCCACCAGTAGGTCCGGTGCTACCGGTTGAACCAGTAGATCCAACTTCTCCCTTTTGACCTTTACTACCATCTGTTCCATCAGATCCAGCACTACCAGTTGGTCCAGTATTTCCTACCTCGCCTTTTTGTCCCTTATCTCCAGTAGAACCAGTTGAGCCAGTAGAACCAGTATTACCAGTTGTTCCTTTCTGACCTTTGGCACCAGTCCCACCAGTAGATCCTACTTCTCCTTTCTGACCTTTTGAACCGGTTGCTCCTCCAGATCCCGTTGCTCCAACTTCCCCTTTCTGACCTTTGGATCCATCAGATCCATCATTGCCATCAGAACCATTTGTCCCGGCTTGACCTTTTTGCCCTTTATCTCCACCAGCACCAGTAGGTCCAGTTGAACCAGTAGGTCCCGTAGATCCTTGAGTTCCTACCTCTCCTTTTTGTCCTTTAGATCCAGTAGCACCAACCTCTCCTTTTTGCCCCTTGTCTCCATCAGATCCATTACTACCATTGTTACCAGCCGGACCTTGAGATCCAACTTCTCCTTTCTGACCTTTATCTCCTCCGGATCCAGTAGGTCCAGTAGGACCTGTAGATCCAGTTGAACCGGTATTACCTACCTCTCCCTTTTGTCCCTTGGAGCCATCAGATCCATCACTCCCGGCTGAACCAGTATTACCCGTGTTACCAGTAGCACCCTTTTGACCTTTCTCTCCTTTATTACCAGTTGGACCTGTTCCTCCCTCTGAGCCAGTAGGTCCAGCATTTCCTTGGGCACCAACCTCTCCCTTTTGACCTTTGCTACCAGCATCTCCAGTTGTTCCTACTTCGCCCTTTTGTCCTTTGGATCCTTGTCCACCCGTTGGACCTGTAGAGCCTTGGGATCCTACTTCCCCTTTTTGTCCTTTGTCTCCATCTGCTCCAGCAGAACCAGTAGGACCTGCTGGTCCGGTAGATCCAGCATTACCTTGGGGACCTGTATTACCTTGAGCTCCAACCTCGCCCTTTTGTCCTTTAGAACCATCAGATCCATCATTACCAGTTGATCCAGTTGGACCTGCTGGACCTGTAGATCCGGTTACACCAATCTCTCCTTTCTGACCTTTTGCACCATCAGATCCATTGGTTCCAGATTGTCCCTTTTGTCCTTTGTCTCCAGCACTTCCATTTGAACCAGCAGAACCCGTTGGACCTGTAACTCCTATCTCTCCCTTTTGACCTTTTTGACCAGCACTTCCATCATTACCACTTGCACCAGTTGGACCTTGAGTTCCGGTTGGACCTGTAGGTCCAGTAGGTCCGGTATTGCCTTGACTACCAGTAGTTCCCTTTTGTCCTTTTGATCCACCAGATCCAGTCTCCCCTTTCTGACCTTTAGCACCGGTATCTCCAACATCTCCAGTTCTGGCAAATGTAGAAACTATATTCTCACTATTACTAAAAGAGGTTGCCCCAGAAACATAAGACACCGGGACTTTGAAATATCCACTTGCCTCTGTAATTGATCCTCCAATAGTAAACATTGCAAAATCACTAGCATCTGTTCTGTTAGATATTCGGACATGACCTTTGATAGTTGAATCAGAATCATCAATAGTTCTTAAGAAACTTTGTATATCAGATCCATCTCCATCTGCATCATCTATAAACAATATTGTTGCTGATGAAAGATCTGCATTATTGAAAGCCAGTTTCCCGGCTGTAGGATCTGCATCTGATGTAGCAGTATTGAATTGATAGTTGAATGTCTGACCACCAAACCCACCGGTCTGACCTTTCTGACCTTTATCCCCTTGAGATCCGGTAGGACCTGTATTACCAGTATTACCAGTAACACCAACCTCCCCTTTCTGACCTTTATCTCCGGTAGTTCCAACTTCCCCCTTTTGACCTTTTGATCCGGTAGCACCAGTATTTCCCGTAGTCCCTTTCTGACCTTTTTCTCCCTTATCGCCTTGAGCTCCAGTATTACCAGTAGGTCCAGTATTACCAACATTACCTTGAGCTCCTACTTCTCCCTTTTGTCCTTTATCTCCTTGAACACCTTGGGATCCGGTTTGTCCTTTTTGACCTTTATCTCCTTGACTCCCGGTATTACCTATTTCTCCTTTCTGACCTTTGCTACCAACTTCTCCTTTTTGTCCCTTGTCTCCTTGGATACCTTGAGATCCAGTTGGGCCTGTTGATCCAGTATTTCCTATCTCGCCTTTCTGACCTTTATCTCCTTGGATACCTTGGATCCCCTGGACACCTTGAGAACCAGTTACACCAATCTCTCCTTTTTGTCCTTTAGATCCAGTAGATCCAGTAGATCCTTTTTCTCCTTTACTTCCTTGAGATCCTTGAGATCCTACTTCTCCCTTTTGACCTTTGAGCCCGGCTGAGGGTCCTTGCCATACACCACTACTATCAACAATCTTTGTATTGCCCACATAATATTCTGTAGCTTGTAACGGATTATCAGCAGTCCATCTATCAGTAGATTCATTCCAAACAAAAGTAACATTTGATACATCTCCTCTCTCTACTTCTATACCACCATTCTCTGTTGGGTTGGCACCAGTAAAGTCTGAGTTTACAACTACTACATTATCTGCAACAGAAAGAGTTGCAGTATTAACAACAGTCTGAGATCCGGAAACTGTTAGGTTCCCAGATACAACAACATTATTAAAAGTTACATTGTCTGATGTTCCAACACTTTGACCAATGGCAAAGGTTACATCATTTCCAGAATATGTTGCTGATACACCAGTCCCACCTTTAAGACCTAGAGTTTCACTTGATAGAGTTATTGATATAGATCCAGATCCATCAGATACAGCCAATGATCCAGATCCAGAAACTTGACCATCTACATAGGCTTTAATTGATTGTTGAGTAGCTAGAGCTGATGCTGAGTTTGATGCAAAATTATCTTCATCTAAGATCTGACTTACTATTGATCCCCCGGCTGTAAATGTTAGTTCTCTGACTTTTGCTGTTGGACTAGATCCATTGGTTGATATTGACCAATGATTATTTCCGTTGTCATAGATGAGAAGTCCACCCTCATCTGATGCTCCAAGTGTTATGGAGTTTACTGATTTGGCAAGTATAGTATTGGGTCCAGATGCTCCTTGAGTTCCGACTGTAACAATAGAAATATTGCTTTCATCTTGGACTGTTATGCTACTTACTATACTCATCTACTTACATTACCTCTGATGCTATATGTTCCCTCTAACAATCTATTTACTATCCCGGATGCATCAGTAAGCTCTAGGTCATAGACACCATCTCCTGGGGTTAGGTTGGCTGTATCACTTGCTGAGATCAGCAAAGTTAGAGTTCCAGCAGCTCCTCCGTTGGCTATGCCACCATTTGCTGTTGTAAGAGTTACTACTGTTGAGCTTGAGTCTTGGTCTAATCTTAGATCCATCTCTGCTCCGGAGTATCCGGAGAGATTGATAACAGATCCAGAACTATCTTTGAGAGTAAGGATCTTCTTGAAAGTAGCTCCTTGCTCTATTATAAAATGATGAAAACCAGCACTCATTAACTTTTCCTATAAAATTAATGGTATCTACCATCATCTGCATCTGCTTATTTAATATTAACACCAAGTCAAAAACTTGGATATAAGTGCTTAAGATTTTTTCTTGGTTGATTTCTTAGCTGTTGACTTTTTCTTAGTAGTCTTTTTAGCTGGTGCCTTACCACCAACATAAGCTTCATTCACATCCGGAGTTTCTGGATCATCTGCTATGTAATGTCCTTTGTCATTTCTTGCTCTTTCCGGATCCTCATCCTCTTTGATCTCTGCTTCCATATCAGCAGAAGAATCAGCACTATCCATTTTGACTTCTATTGCAAACCCATTCTCTATGAATGCATTCATTAGATCTTCTTGCCAGTCCTCTTTGACTTCAACAACTTCATCTAATTCATAAAGTCTAAGTTCACTTCCTAATTTGTTTGATGTCCCGGCTTTTGGAACTATCATTTTGAATTTTTTACTTGCCATATTTATCCCTTAAAAAATGGGTAGAGGACTAGCCCCTACCCAAAATGTTTTAGCTTGTGCTACTTGCACCTGCATCCTCAGAATGTCTCGCAAAACCTTTAACAATCATTGCTGAAACTGGACTCCCATTTGAATGAGTTCCAGTAAAATCTGCAACAACTCTTAAATATCTTTTGCCACCAACATAGCCGATTCCAACAACTGCTGGTGCCTCAGCATTGTCATCAAATGTAGCCCAGATCCCATTAGAATCTACACTTCCATCTGTAACATCTGATGAAGAAGTAACAGCACTAAAAGATGAGTTATCATCTGAATGCTCCAACTTAACATCAATTTTGACTGATCCAGAGAGAGTATCTCCCTCAGCACCAATGTCAAAGATTGCCATTGCACCCTCAAAGCCCTGGAGATCAACTCCAGTTCCATTTGCATCTGCTGTTCTAACTGCTGGAGCTAGAGACTGAACTGCAATTAAATTATTTGCTAAATCCATCATAATTCTACTCCTTAGCTATTAAGCTGATATTTTATGTTTAACTATAGCTTCTGGCTGAATAACTTGACCACCCACTCTTCTTCTCGCAATGTATCTAACATTACCAGTAGTTGCTTGAGTATATTGGTCTCTTAATACAGCAAGAGCCACTCTATCTACAATCAGATATGCTCTGTTGAAATCTCCAAAGATTATTGGGAAAGCCCCAGCTCCAACATCTGGCATATCACTTGCCTCAACATAAGGATAACCAAGTATTGTATTTGGCACTCCACTCTGTAAAGACATTCCTGCTTGGAACACATATTGTCCAGCACTATCCTTTAGCTTTCTGATTGCGGCAAGGGTATTTCTATTGAAAATAAATCTACCATTGTTGCCATATTCAGACTTGATAGAATGAACCAAAGTCAACAGACCATCTGATGTCAAGGCTGTTCCGTTACCGGATATGGCCTCTCCAACTGATGAGTTTGTTAGTAATCCCTCTGGCTTACCTACTGCATCTCCAGAAATAAATGCTTGTCCCTCTGCTTTTGCAAATTGTGTAGCAAACTCAGATTGCATTTCCTGTTCAAGATTGAAAACTGTATCTTCAAGATCTTGTTCTGAAATATCAACCAAAGCATAATGCTCATGGGCTGAGAGTTGCTCTAAGCCAACTGTATAACCAGTAGTCTCAGATCTAGTTCCACTTTCGCTAACCCATTGGGCTGAGAAAGTAGATGCTCTCTTTGGTATTTGAACAGATCTAGCAGATGTAGATCTCACTCTTGCAAGTTGTCTAATTGGGGATATTTCTGTAACAGTCTTTAAAAGTTCTCTTACATACTCCGGGGGAGCTAAGTATCCACCAGTAGAATCATTGCTTACAGTTAAAGCTTTTTGCTCTTCAGCTCCAAGCTTGTCAAAACCTTTTCTGCAATAAGCATCAAAGAGTTTCAGCTCAGTATCAACTGATTTGCTAGAGTATCCGGAATCTGGTCTTGATAGAACAGTTTCTAACTTCTCTAGTTTTTCAGTAATCTCTGCTTGTTTTTCTGCTGACTTCTCAAGTGCACCTTTCTGATCTTCCATACCTTGTAAATCTTCTTCAATCTTTACAAGCTTTTCTTCCAGTCCAGCTACACTCTTGCCATCAGCCTTATCATCAAGAATCTGGTCATTAACCTTTTTAAATTCTTCAAAAGCCTTGCCAAAGTTCTCAACAACATTTTTAACATCTTCCGACATAAAGTCCTCCTTTGTTACTGATGTTTATTAATCATCTCCGTTGACCAAGATTGAATCTCAGTCTGGAGCTCCTTAATGGCATCTACCAATTCTGAACTTTTGTCAGCATCTCGCTGAAAACATTCTTCAAGTGCTTTTGCACATATTTTTGATTCAGATCTGGAAAGATTGAAAGCATCTCGCAATCCTCTTTCCCAATCTCTAATAGAAATATCCTCTCCTTTGACTACTGTAACAGTAGCTTTTGGATTCATTGGAAAAGTTACCAATGATACTTCCATTAAATCAACCTCTTTTATAATCCTCCTTTGTCCCCTATCTTCATAAGAAACAGCTTTTGGATTTGTTTTAAAACCTATAGACAATCCATCCAGAGCACCTATCTTCAACAACTCATAGGCTTCTGCTCCAGCTCTAGTCTTTAATGCAATTCTTCCTTTTACATATAAACCCTTTGCATCCTCACGGATCTCATCATAAACACCAATAGGCATATCAGATTTGTGTTGATATAAAAGTTTTACTTTTGATGGTGGTCTTGATTCAAGTGATTTGGTAAAGGCTCCTTTTTGGATGACATCATTTCCAAGATCTATATTGCCAAAGATAGATCCGTATCCCTCAAAGAATCCATATTCTTTTTGTTCCTCATCATCTTCCATAGCCTTGAGCTGAACTGGAGTCTGTATATCTAAAACAGATTCCTCTTCATGCTCACACTCACAATCAGATTTTTTCTTTGGCTTTTTGTGGTATCCGGGTTTTCCCTCATCTGGTTCATTGCCCTCATCATTGGCAACAAGTTTGTTATATTCTTCATGGGTTTTGCATGGCATATAAACCTCAGTCCCATCCTCAGTATGTGAATGAATGCCTACACATCCCAACTCTCTTGCTCTTGCTTGAGCTTCTCCCGGATTATCAAAGACATCATCTCTGATCTCTTCTTTCATTCTTTTTGGTTTCTTCTTTTTCTTAGGATCTTTGTGGTATTTCAGATCCTCTACCAAAGCAGTTATGTCATTATATTTTTCGTTTAGCTTGTCCCGTTTGGAATCTTGATTAACTTCTCTGGTTAAAACACTTTCTTTTTTTGCCATAGTGTTTTTCTCCCATCTTGCAAAATATTAGCCTATCCAATCTAAATGTTACTTGAGGATCTTAGAAAACACAATATCTAGTAAGCTTTATCTTTTGATCAAACAACATCTGGGACATTCGGATTTTCCCTGTTCAAGATCCCTGTTTTTACCCTGCAAATTTTGAGGTCCAGCCGGGAGTCCCTGTTTAGGCCTCTTTTTGCCCTGTTTTTTTCCCTGTTTTAACCCTGGAAAATTTTGAGGCTCTATAACGGACAAGCCGCCAAAAACCCTGTTTTAAGCCCTGTTCAGCCCGGCTTAACCCTGAAAAGCCCTGAAATAAGGCCGCAAACACCCTGGAAATTAACCCTGTTTAGCCCGGCATAAGCCCCAGTTATATTAGGGGCTTACAATATAAATACTACTTATGAAGAGAGAGGGATAAGAGATTTTCAAGAAGATTTATGAACATAAACCATATATACATACATTATTTGTGGAATAATTATTTACCCCTCTCAGATCTAATAGTAAGTCAATCTTTTCTATTTCTCAACTCTGAGGAGCTGAATGAATGTTGTCTAGTATTGTAATGGATCTTGATCCCTCTTCTTTTACAGATCTCTTTTGCTGTAAATTCTTTGTCTTTGTATTCCTCTCCTATGATCCGAATGTCCAAAGGTAGAACTACAAATATATCTTCAAGATCTCTTTCTCTGCTATAGACAATTACATCATCAACCCATCTGATTGCTTTCACTTGAATTTGTCTTTCTACTATTGTCTGGACTGGAGAGTTCTTTTCAGATCTATCAAGACTTGGATCTATTTGTATTGCTACAGTCAAATGATCACAAACAGATTTTGCCTCCTCAAACATTGCAACATGACCAGCATGGAGAAGATCAAATGTCCCGGCTGTTATACCTCTACAGATCTCTTTCATCTACATAACTTACAACACATCTACAGTTGATGACATTTCTGGCACCACCTCTTGGATCTCCTGGGTATGACATCTTGGCACCACCAACATCAAAGTCATCATCCATATCTCTTACTTGACCACTTGCATCAGCATGAAAAGATCTTGTCCTTGCATCAAATGTGGCTACCCATCTTTTTTTCATATTGATCTCTAACTCATCTGCAACATCAGAATAATATCTATGATTTGCAAAACTTGCCGCATTATGAGTCTCAGTCCTTGCTATAAGATTTGCTCTTGCTCTAATACTTGGACCCAATATTCTATTTACATTTCTTGCAATCTGATCAAGTGTAAGATCATCAGCTCTTCCTTGTTGAATGATTTTATCAATTCTGTTTGCAAGATTTCTGCTGATACCAGATAACACTAGATCTCTATTATTGAAATATTCTTCTACTAATTCTTCAAAGTTTATAGATCTACCAAAGACCAAAGCCTCCTCTGCTTTTTGATTACCTTGGAATCTATTTACATTTGATTCAATGATTGTCTCAAAGATTTTTCTGTATTGTCTTTGTAGTGCTGGAATAAGTTCTTCTTCTAGCCGGGATTGAGCTACACCTCTTTGAAAGGTTGAATATTCTCTATATAGAAACAGAGTTGAACTGAGCCAAGTTCTAAAGATCTTGTTCAGTTCTCTGAGCATAGATCTCTCAAGATTATTTCTAAGCCTTTGCTGGATCCTTAACTCTTGAGCATCTGATGTTCTGTTTCTAAACCTCTGTTTAGTTTGAATCATTTTTTACTACTTAATGGGTGCCCCTTTGGAAAGAGATCTGTATCATGTTTGCCACCTTGGAATCTTCCGTTCTTCAAGGCAAAAATCAGACTGTTCACACGGGCTAGTCCCCATTGATCAGGACCCGTAACCCCAGGACGGACTGATGCCCTATTGGAATAATAAGCCCCAACTCCCCTAAGAAAGACTGATGATAATGTTCTAACAGTTGTTTTCTTAGTAGCAGTAGATCCATACTTCTCATTATGTTTGTCAGCTTTATTCTTTAAAGCTTTCTTTATTCTTTCACTTATAGTTCTGGCTGGAGCTTTCTCTTCCGGGATCTCATTCTTTAGATCTATATCTTTTAGATCTTCATCAAAACTTAGACCAGATTCTTTTCTACCCTCAAGCTTTTTAGTTAGCTCTAGGATTACAGCTTTCATTCCAGATATACCCAACTTTGGATTTACAGCTCCCCATTTCATCAACGCAACAATTCCGGCAACATTTGATAGGTTTGGTTCTTTGCCACCAACAAATTGATTGCCATCAACTACAGTATGTCTTGCACTCCACGCCTCTCTCTCTTTGATCCATTTATCAATGCCGGGAGAACTTTCTCCTTTTCTTGCTCTACCCCAAAGAACAAATGCAGTATTACCTCTGATGTTTCCTCCAGCAGACCAGATAGCTCTACCTACAGATCCACCCTCTTTGACATTTTTTGCAAACTCATAATCAAACTGTTTGTAGTTTGAGTTTCTTAGAGAGATCTTTTCATCATCTCCCCTTTCTGGGAAGTTAGTTTTTTTTAGATCCAGATCCTCAGACTTAATATCCTCATAAGCTTTTGCATCTTCATCATTGTCATTTTCTTCTGGTGCCTCTGGTGCCTCTGCTCCAAGAGGGAATAGAGTTGCAGATATATAAAGATCATCAGCACCATCTAAAGGAGTTAGACCTAATCTTTCTCTTGCTTCATTTCTTGTCATAATTCCTTGAGTTACAGCATTAGTTACATTGGCATAAATCAATCTCCTCCTTTCTGAAAGAGCCGGGATGTCATCCGTGTTGAACTCTATCTTTAGATTCTCATCATACATTGGCATCAACCACTCATTAAGATCTGATTCTAATTTCTTACATAAAGGAATAATTGTTTCTTCATATAGTCCAAGTCTGGCCTCCTGGACATTGCTATAAGTTTGAGCATCTGGCACTCCAACAAGTTGAGATGGAACACCAAAGACTGATGCTATATCAGTTGCACTCATGTTCTTCATAGAAATGAAATCCATATCCTTTGGAGACAATGACATTTCTTGGAATGAGAAATCTCCCTCTAACAACATTGGTCTCCCGGCATTGTTAGGACCTTGGAATCTATTCATCAGATCATTTTGTAATTGTTGTCTTTGAGAATCTGTTAGGTTGGTTGCAATACCCGTTTCATCTGTTGGCTTAAATATGATAGCTCCACTTGGTCTCAGCCCATTATCCAACAGATTGATATTGTGCCTACCAGCCATATTGTGTTGATCAATTTCTGTTGCTGCAGCCGACAACGGGCTGAGTCCGTAATAGTCATCCAGAGGATTCCAGAGTTTGATGTGTTTGACATCAGCCTTTCCGGTTTCTGGATCTACCGGATATTCTCCTAAAAGTTTACCCCCAATCTTATAGACATATTTTTCTGGTATAGGTTTACCAGATCCTTTGATGTCTATTCTATCTGGTCTCAATAGATGCAGTTCTCTTGGTGGTCTGTTTTCAGCTCCTACTCCAAGAATATATGCATTACCAGAAAGCATTAAGAACCCAACTAAGCTACTGAAAAATTCGGATCTACTTTGTAATGGGTTTGGTCTTTGCAGAACCTCAATGACTGGATGACTTTCTATGATCTCATCATTGGAGTTTTTGATTTGGAAATCTATAGAAGAGATTCCTTTTGAGATCTCATTTACACATCTATAAACTATTGGATTATTTTTGTAGCCCTCTTTGGCTAGATCTTGATACTTGTAGGTCTTACTATCATTACCAACTTTGGTATATCCAACCATGCTCCCTACTTGCTTGGTCTCATCTTCTTGTTGCCCGGTTCCAAAGAGTCTTTGAAAAAAGGATCTATTATCTGTTGCCATAATTTAACTCACTCTAAAAACTGCTCTTCCGGAAGTCCTACTGATCTCAGAAAGCCCCCATACTAAAGCATCTAATCTATCTGGGGACTCAGTAGTTTCTCCAGTATAAGAGCACATCTGGGATTCCAGTTCCGGGAAAGTTCCAATGTGGTGGACCTTCTCTTGCTCATAAAGTGCACTTACCGGCTCAGCCCTCAGTAACTTCCCACGGGTGGCTCTAACTGATCTATAAGGAATGTTCCTATCTATAGTTCTAAGAAGTCTTTCAACTAGATCCCCACCATTGTTGACCTCTGCAACAATTCTATCAGCATCCCAATCATAGAATGCCCTAACTGAAATTCTACCCCATTTATCTGCTGGATGCACTCCGGATAGATCTTCCAATACATAATACTGATTATTGAAGTCTCTACCAACTACAATAATTCCAGTTTCATCTGAGTTTTTGTTTGATGTTACAGCCGGATCTATAGCCACCACTATGCTCTGTAAAGGTATATCTACATCTTCTCTAAGCCTACCCCTCTCAATCATATCTGGAGTCCATAGAGCTCCATCTGTTGTCTCTATGACCTCAGCATATAGTTCTTGTCTCCCTAGTGTTGTTCCCTCATATCTTTCTTTGAGCATTGCCAGAGAACTCTCAGCCAAGTTGTCCTGGTTCTCAAATGTAGATCCGGTAGTAACAATTACATCTTCCCGGCTCATCAGATCTTTTATGATCTTGGTTGGTCTTGGGGTTGTAGTGATTACACATTTAGGATCTTCTCCAAGTCTTAGACCAAACATGAGTTGGTCAAAAGCTTCCGGGTATCTCCAACTAGCTAACTCATCAAGCCATGCATAATGAAACTGAGGACCCCTAAGCCTATCTGGTTCTTGGGCCGCAAACCCAGAGATCTTAGATCCGTTGTAAAGTCTGATCTCATTTTGAGTCAAACTGTATCCAGCTTGTTTGCCATCTTCTAACAATAATTCTTTTGGGATGATTGACATGAGACCAGAGGATCCATTAAAGGCAACTCTTCTTAGATCCGAATGTGTAGGACAAACAACAGCACAATTAACACCTGGATTCTTAAGAGCATAGAGAACACAATCTTGAGCTCCACATCTAGTCTTTCCCCAACCTCTCCCGGCTAACACTAGCCAGATGAAATGATCATCTAAAGGTCTGAGCTGTTTTGTCCGTGCTTTCTTACCCCAATCAATGTATAGAGCTGTTGTCATCAAGTTGCCTTTCTCGGACAACTTGCTCAATGAGTTCCATAGCTTCTTGGAATATTTCTTTTTCATCAGTTGTTGCATGAATATCTATCCTATCTGTAGTTTCTCCTAGAGCTAGTTTTCCAAACTTCTGGATCTTCATTGATGCTGATGCCAGTTGATCAAGATGCTGAGGAGAGAACTCTTCAAAACTACTTTCTGCTTTTTCAGATATAGTCTTGCCTACTCTTCTCAGTAACATCTCTGCTATCTCTAATGACTTGGAGTCAAACTTTTTACTGGCTTTGACAAACTCTTTGATCCGGATCTGGTCTAATTCTTTCTCATATTCATTTTGGAAGATCTCTTTTTTCTCATGCCAGTTTTCTCTCTGAGCTAATTTATACAGAGTATTTTCAGAAACTTGATGATCATTTGCTAGATCCCGGATACTTGGTAAATCCCTAAACCCTTTACTATCAACCACTCCTTGGATAAATAAGATCCTCAGCTTTTCTTTTAGATCAGCAGTCATCTTTTTATATTTACCCTTTTTGTTGGTAACTTTTTGTAATGGTTTGGTATTACTTGTTGACATCTTGTTAGGATACATCAAGAGAGAAAAAAATTAAATTAGTTCTTGATAGTGAGTCCGTATTGTATTACCTTAGATCTTGGAATGAATTTAAGGAGATTAGAAAATGAATCAGATGATTACATTCACTAGAGCTCAATATATCTATAGAGCTTTCATGTATGACACATTTCAGATGGCTGGAGATAGTGTTGAATATCCAGATAAAAATAAAAGCTACAATGAAAAAGGGAGTTGGATCTTAAAGAACTGTTGGGATAATCCATTAGCCATGGTTATGCCCAATGGTAAAGTTAAGATCCTATGAGTTTCCAAGCTGTTGCTTGGGCTAAAAAGAAGTCATGCAATACCCCTTTAACCAAACTGGTCTTGGTTTGGCTATGTGAATATGCAGATGAAAAGAATAGTTGTTATCCAAGTGAGAAACATCTAGCTGATCTTTGTGGGGTTACAGATAGATCTATTAGGAGATCTCTTACATGGTTAAGAGACAATGGACTCATATCTGTTCAACATAGAAAAGGGACAAGTAATAGGTATTTTGTCAGTATGGACATAGATGACCAGCCCCCTCTGGAAGTCAAAGACCAACCCCTCCGGACACCTACATCCACCAATAATAAAGATGATAATAAAGATCTAAATATTATGGATGCAGATCTAACAGCTTTCATGGAATGTTGGAAAGTATATCCAAGGAAGTTGGGCAAGAAGAAAGCCTTGATGTCTTTCACTAGGGCTGTAAAAAATGGAAACAAAGAGCATGAGATCTTAGAGGGTTTGATGATCCAGATCCGAATGTGGAAACAAGAAGAAAGACAACAACAATATATTCCTCATTTCTCTACTTGGTTAAATGGAGAATCTTGGAATGATTGTGAAGAACTTAAAAAGACTTTGAAAGAAGTAGATAAAAAGAGAACCAATATTAATTGGTTAGCTGGATAAAATGAAAAATATATATCAAATGAAAGGAGTAAAATTATGTTTGATTTACAAAAGATCCTCAATGAAGAGGGCATCAATCTTCCATCAACATCTGATGGGGGTTACAAAGTAAAATGCAGAGAATGTCAGCCACCTCATAATGAAAGAGATAGACCTTTATCTGTAACCATAGACCATGAGGGCATCCGTTGGCTTTGCCATCATTGTGATAGAAGAGGGGGTAGGAGAAAAGACTTTGGATCTTTCCTAAGAACTAAACCCAAGCCCACCTACAATAAACCTCAGATCTCAGAGAAAAGTCCTACTGATAAGATGTATGAATTTTTTAAGAGCAGAGGAATCAGCAGATCTACTGTTGATGGACTCAAGATCAAGTCTGATAAGAATATGATTGCATTTAATTATTTTGATTCAGATGGATCTGTTG